AGACCAACACGCACATCTGCGTAACCATAAAGTTGATTGGGATAAATATTATTCTGACAACGAAGAAGAAAGTAAAAAGGAACATGAACAAGTTTTCGTATGGCGAAAGCACGCGAGACTTCAACAGTTCATGGCGAAGAAATGGGCAGAACAAAACCCTGCTGTAGAAGTTGGGGGAATGCTCTCTCATCTGGGTTTCAACGCTGACCAAGAAGCACCTTGTTATATGACGAAAGAGATCGTTGAGGAGTTAGCCGAGCAAATCAATAAAGGATTTGCTGACTACCCTGCCGAAGATGGTTTCTTCTGGGGACAACAGTTTCAAGAGGAGAGTGTCAAGGAGTACAAAGAGCAGGACATAAAGTTTTTAAAATTCTGCGAGCAAGCGATCTCTGAAAACAAGGTCGTAGAATATTGGTGTAGTTGGTAATGCCAAGAGAAAAGAAGCGAGGCGACACTGTCGCCTCGTCTCGTTCCTCGTCTCGCGTTGAGAAGAAGAACATTGTCAAGAAAGGTGAACACCACCAGCAGGAGTTTACGCGCATGATTACAAAAATGTTTAGTGTAATTGATGCACAGTTAAATGTTGAACCAAAAGGAATAAGAATAAATGCTGATACCCTTAGTAATATCATTGATAAAAAAAATAAAAAAAAGTTAAATTAACTATTGTAATAAGATCTAATGGGATATATACAGAGAACGCAATCATAAGATTGTAAATTTAACAAAGAGGTAAAAATGACAAATGCACAAAAGAAAAAAGCAAATGCACAAGAGAAAAAAACAGTTGTTGCAGTTGCTAAACTAAAGTTGCAAGTACGTAGAGCCTTAAAGGAAATTGATACTTTAATGCAAAACGTATCTGACACATTTGATAAGACAGGGGCTAACCTGTTGATTGGTCAAGATGATGTTGGCGAAAGTTTTGGATTGCAACGTATCAAAAGAAAGCGATCTAAATTTGAAAGCAAAAAATTTAGAGAGCAACATAACGATCTATATTACAAGTATTGCAACGATATTGAATACTATGAGTATAGAGCAATAGGGGGTGATGCAGATGCCCAGTAATTTAATTAACATTGCTCAAACCCTAGCTAACAGAGTTAGAGGAACTGAACTCAATAACCAACAACATCAAGTTGATGAGAAGAAAACTACACAGTTGAATTATGAACTGATGTATAAAATGTTAGAGAGTGAAGTTGAAAAACACATCTTAGAAAATCAAGGTAACAGATGCGTTGATGAGTTTAGGCAGAACATTCTAAACAAATTCCAAGACCTTGTTGCAATACTAACAAAATAAATTCTAACACGTGGCGCTAACGCGCCACGTGTCCACGCGTTCCTACCTTACAAGGCTCATTTAAACTACGAACATAAAAACAAAATTCGCGCAAAACAATGCGCGTTAAAATCGACAGCTTTGCTAGACAAAGAGGTTTACAAAGTAGGATATACACATATACTAGGGTCCCAAACGGTATGAATCTAGATCAATTATCAGAAGAAGAATTAAAAGACTTAATTCTCAAAAAGCAGTTAGAGTG